GTTGAGAGCATCCTGCAAGCCTGTGACCTGTGTGATAGAATGATTGTGGCTGACATTGGCTTTCCCATCAATGGCGGTCTGCAAGCCTGTCACATCACCAATGATGTGGGTGTGGATGGTGCTGGCTTTCCCATCAATGGCGGTCTGCAAACCTGTCACATCACCAATGATGTGGGTGTGGTTTGAGTTTGATTTAAGAGCCAAAGCAGTGTCCACCTGGCTGGTGGAATAGACTGCAAGATTTGTCCTGGCTGTGCTTACATTGCCAAGATCAGAAAGATTATTGGACTGCCGGAGATAACGGCCATCAGCTGTGTTTTGGGAAAGATAGGTGTCCAGCACCAATGGCTCAACAGAGCCAACATCAATCACAGCGTTTTTGAGGATGCAGGGGATTTGCAGAAGGGTCAGTGTCTTGCTGTCAGATGTGATCTCCACCTCCAAGGTGGTTTCCACAGACTCAGCACCATCCAGAAGGCTGACTGCCTCAGCTGTGTTCAATGACAAATCACCCTTGAAACCGGAGAAGGAAAGCAGTCCGGCTGCGTTGGCCGTCAGTCCGTTTGTCCCTGGCTGGATGGACACAGTGATGTCATAAGAATATGCACCCACCTGGATCACTGCCACCTTGCTTGCCAGGGTGCTGATGTTGAGTGCGTTTTGGACATCCAAAGCTGAAGCCCCTACATTGATGGAGGCAGTGCTGACATCAGTGCCTGTCTGCGGATCAAAGGCCAGGGTGAATGTGCCACCCTTGGGGTCTGGGGTGATGCTGACCCTATAAGTGGCCTTGCTGCCATCCCAAGCACCCAGGCTTTCCACTGTGATCTGGCTGGCCGTTGTCTGGGTGAAGCTGGTGGCAAGTCCGGCCACAGTGCGTTGCAGATGCACCAGGCTGATCTGGGGCTTGCTTACTGTTCCAGCTTGCAGGGTGGCAACAGAAGCTGTGGAGAGGGGAATGAGGGAAGTGCCATCAGTGGTCAGCTCAGTCCGGACTCCGGCAGTGTTGAAGGCCACATTGTAATTGTCCCCAATCTTTGAGACTGTGACACCTCCGGCAGCTGTGATGCTGGCCAGGGCATTGAGAGCAGCCTGGACTTGGGCAGCTGTTGCATTGTAAGGCAGGGCAGATGTGGTGTTGCCACCATAAGACAGCAGCCAAGTGCCAGCTGTGGGGCTTTCATCAATTGACCCAATTGCCACCTTGATCCCAGGGCTGGCCGGAAAACCAATCTCTTGCCTGGGGTAATTGGCCACTTGGGTGCTCTCCACCAGATAAAGCTCAATCCCTGCTGTGTCACCCAGGGTGAAGGTGGGGTTGCTGATCTGTGAGCTGCCAGCGAAATTCCCAAAGGCCAGCCCCAGCTTGGGGTCAATGAACAGTTTGATTGCAGAAGGGAGTGGCATTTTAGGATGGTTTCAAAATTGCTGGAATGTCAAATGGGGTGGCTTAGGGCAGGATAACTTCAGTCACAATGAAGTCCTTGATGAACACCAGGGAATTCTCCGGCACTGATCCAGGGTCACCAGGTTGCTGGCCTGGAAGCTCAGCCTCAGAAGTGATGGGGAAATCAAGAAACTTGATTGGCTCACCCTTGGCATTGTCTTCATCCAGGGTCACTTGCCAGGGGATTTCCCCTCCGTCATATTCAAGGACTTGATACTTGTAATTGAAATACTCATCAAAATAAAGCTCAGCTTGGCACTTGAAGACAAAGCTTGGGGTCACTCCTACAAAGTTTTTAGACTCATCAAAAGAGTTTGCCCCTTGCTTGGAGTAAAGACCATAAGCTGAAACGCTTGGGAACAGTCTCTTGATGCCAAGCTTGATGACTCCCTTGATGGTAGCTCCTGCAATGTTCACCTTTGGAAGACCTGTCACCGGATCAATGCCAGGTGTCTTCTTGCTGTTCCACTCACAAAGGTCAGCTGTCACCTCCATCCTCCACCAAGCCTGGGCTTCAAAGCTGCTTTGTTTATTAAACAGCTCAGAGGTGTATGAGGCAGGAGCAGCAGCAAATCCGAAAAACTGCGTGGGGTTTGTGTAATCTCCACCTTCATATTCCCACTGTCCAAAGCAAATCTGGTTTCCTGGGGTGTGATCATACACCCTCAAGGACTCAGTGCGGGTCTGCTTGGCAAGGAAGCTGTAAGGGTATCTCTTCCGGATTTCCTTTGTCATCTTGAAGGCAGTGGATTGGAAGATGCCACCATATCCATTGCTTGTGGATGGTGGGGTGTTGCTGTCCCAATACCATCCTTTGATCACAGGTGCCACCCCTTCATCAATTCTGACAGTAAATGGGAAAGGCAAATAATCCTTGGAAGGGTCTGGCTCAAACAAAGGATTTAACGGAAGCGGAGAGCTTTGATTAGGCTGGTGCAGTGTCCAGACCCAGCTGCCTGGTGTGCTGCCCCTGTTATTGATAACAGGATTGCCCTTATCATCAGTCAAATTGGGGTATCCAATTGGGAAGCCAATTGGCATTGAAAGTGTCCCATATTTCTGGAAATAGTTTGCCGGAAATCTATAACGATAATCAAAGCTCTCATTCCTACTGAAGTCATAAGCCTCAGAAGATGGAAGCCTGGGCAAGAATGTGGGATCAATCTCAAGCCCTGTGAGTGGTTCAAATGGAGTCTGATCCTCAGCTGGCCTGTCTTCTTCCCTGTAAAAAGTGGTCTTGGTGTATGTGACAGGAAGAGGATGCAGCTCAGCAATATAAGCTTCAAATGCAGCCTGGTTTTCATCAAAGCCTGTATTGGTCACATAAGAATTTATGCCATTATAATTCTCCTCATCAGTGAAGAATGTGTGACCAATAGCACCACCCTGCCAATAATTCAAAGCCAGGGCATCTGCTGTGGGGTCTTGGCTTTCAAAGCCAATCTCACCCTCACCGGAAGCATTGGCATTTCCTGTGTAGCTGTAATTTAACTCAGTCTTCAATGGCCGGAGGGTGATCTGGATGCTGGGGAAAGACCCAGCCTCACCAGCTGCCACATCTCCCTTTGCCTTCACAATCAGTTTCGGGTCAACAGGCTTTTCCGGGTCTTCCGGGTCTGGCTCTGTCTGAAGGTTGCTGTAATTGCTCCAGCACTTCAATGAGGCCACCAGGCTGGTCACCCCATCATTCTTCCCATCCTCTGTCACCTTGTCTTCATAATCCAGGGTTATGATCTTATGCCCTGGCTCAATGGGCTTATTGGCCACAATGTCTTCCCAATCGTCTGTCAGCTCTGTGGCCTGTTCCACATCCGGGTCACTCCTTCCCTTGCCCACTTCACAGAAGCAAGCACCCACCCTGTGTGGGATGCCAAAGGCAATCCTTGTGGTCATTGTCAGATTTGGCTGAACCAATAATCAAGCTGGCTTCCACATTCAAACCTTTCACCCCATAGGCTTCCGGACACAAGCTGCTTGATGGTCAGAGTAGGTGTGTCACTGCCAGGAGCAGTGATCATCTCAAGCTTGGCAAGTGCCACATAAGCAGACGATTGGCTTTGTGAAGGCACTGTGCTGTTGAATGTGACTTCCGGGACATCAGATGGGAATGAGTCATTGTCATTGGAGCTGGCAGGGATGGTCAGACAGATGAAACCGGAGCCACCTGGCTTGGGCAGGAAAGCCTCAGCACCACCAATCTCAACACCAGCAACAGTGGGCAATTGATTGTTGATTGTCCCAGGGGCAATCCGGATCACAGCTGTGCCTTCACTGTCTGTGTCTTCATACACCTTGAAAGGTGTTTCTATGAAGTTTGCCTGCTGCTCAATCTCAAGGGAAAAGCCCTTGGTTGAATTTGTGATGGTGTATCCAATGCCAGGAGTGATCATAATTAATTTTGTTTGTCGTAAACTTTATTATGATAACCACCTGGACTGATCCGGATGGTGAAGCTCACCTTGTAAAGATGGGCAAATTTTTCATAGCTCAGTCCGGTCAGCATAGCAAACCTGTCGTGGAAGTCACTGATCCCCTGGTTGCCGGATGGAAGCACCACATCTTCAAGTCCTGCCATTTTCAAAAAAGTTTTCCCTACCATATTCACCCCATCGTTCACTTCAGCTTTTAGTGATGTGTAATATGTGGCACTGATCTGGCTGTCAGCAGTGAGATAAGACCTAATCCCCACCAGGGCATTTTCAACAGCCTTTGCATTTGTGTCCAAGAAAGCCTGGGCGGATGAAGACCAGCCAAGTGCTTTCAATTCCTTGGCGAATTTCTTATGAGTCTGGATGGGCTGGGTGCTGGTCACAATGTCACCCTTGATCTGGATTTTTGTCCTTTCCCCTGCCTCAATGCCAACATAATCAGAATAGATGGTGGCCAGGATGCCCTGCTTGTTGATGGTATAGGTGGACTTATGGCACTTCAATCGGCCATCAATTGGGTGGGCATCACCATTCTTGGGTGATGCTGTTGCAGCCTTATCAGCCTCACACCTAAAGACCAGCCTTGAGGTCAGAAGGCCAAAGCCATCCTGTTCAATGGTGTAATCCGGTTGAAGCTCCAGGCTTCCAAGTGATCCTTTCTTGATAAGTTTGGCCATAGGTTAAGCAGAGGTTGTGAGCTTAGTGAAGTCTGTTGAGGCTGGGACTTCCGGAAGGGTCTTCACATTCAGCTTCTGAAGCTCCACTAAAATCTTATTTTGGATGTCCAGGGTTTCCCTCTGGATGTCCACATTGTTGACCAGGGCTTCTCCGGCCAAGCCACCACCAATCTCTCTGAGGCTGCTGAGGGTCATCTTGCCAGCATCCTTCTCAGCATCAGCAATTGCTTTAGCTTCTTCATCCAGGGCTTTGCCAAGGTCTTCCTTTTCTTTCTTGGCTTTTTCCTGGGCTTGCTTCTCACCATCAGTCTTGGCCTTCTCAGCAGCTTTCTCAGCATCAGACTTGGCCTTTACTCTGGCCTTTTCTGCGTCTTCCGTGGCCTTCTTCTTAGCCTTCTCAGATTCAGTCATTGCATCCTCAATGGCCTTGTCTGCTATTGCCTGGGCTTCTTCCTCAGCCTTTACTGCCTCAGCAGTGGCAAGGATTTCATTGGCCTTGGCCTCATTTGTGATCCGCAGCCTTTCCTTCTCAGCCTCAGCCCTGGCCTTGAGGATTGCCACAATCTTCTTCTGCACTTCCGGATCACTTGCCAGGTCTTTTGTGGTGGTGTAGGACTCACCTGTTGGACTTGCTTCCACCCTCTTCCTTTCTTCTTCCTGCATCAGTGCCCTGGCTTCTGGTGATCCTTCTTCTAAGAAACGCAGAGCCACTTGCTGCTTGGCAATCTTGGCTTGTTCCCTGTTGGCCTTCTGCTTCTCTCTGATCTTCTCCTGCTTGATGATGTCTGCTTCTTCAGCTGTGAGTCCGGAGTCTTCACCAAATCCAGAAGCCAAGTCCATTGCAGCCTTTAGCTGAGGAAGCAAGTCCTTGGCCAAGGTGTCACCCAGGACAGCTGTTGCGATCTTGAAGGCAGTGCTGTCATCCTTTGCACCAAGCATTGCTGCACCCAGCTTCTCGATCACATCCATTGGCTTCACCAGCCCCTTGGCAATGTCATCAGCTGCAAAGCCCAGAGCTTCAAGCATCTTGGCAGTGCTGTTTCCTTCTCCGGTGGCAGAGGCCAGGAGCTTCTGCATATCTGTGTAAGCCTTGACCACCTTCTCAATGGACATCCCAGCAGCATCAGCAGCATTGCTAAGCTTCTGATACTCTTCAACAGAAACACCCAAGTCTGTGGCCTTATTGCTCAGCTCTGCTGTGCTATCAATAGCATCCTGTATCTTCTTCTTATGTGCCTCAATAGCATCACCAATGGCAGAGAAGGCTGCTTGTGCCAGGGCAAGTGGGGCTGCGAAACCCAAAGCCATCTTGGCCAGGTCTGATCCAAAATTCTTCAGCTTCTTCTGAACAGTCTCAACAGCCCTGGATGCTTGATCCTTGGCTGAGATTGTGAATTCCATATCATTGGCCATTGTTCGTCTGTGCTCCTATCTTTGCCAGCTGGTCAATCAGTGCCTCATCATCAGTGCTCAGAAACTCAAGCTTAGCCCCAGCCTGGATGCTGAAGACTGCTGAAAGCCAGACTGCCTTGGCCTCTGGCATTGTCATTGCCTCTGCATAACTCACCCCATTCCGGCAGAGATTGGCCACAATCGTCAGCTGCCAGGGTATATTGCTTGCACCATAAGTCTTCCGGTCAGTCCGTTCATAAAACTTTGGGAAGTTTGCCTGGGTGCTGATGTGCCGGATCACAGCCAGAGCTGCCCTGCGTTTATAATCTTTTGACAGGGCAAACCTTATCCCAAGCCAGATGTCCCTCCAGGTGGGGTCACCAATTGGCTCTTCAGCACAGACCTTCAGAGCAATGATGATGTCCTGGTCTGTGATCTCCAGGTCTTCCTGCAAGAATGGGCTTTCAATCCCTTCAAGGAAAAGCCTGTGCTTGATGCAGAATGGCCTCAGCCTCCGGCCACAGACCAGGGTGCTGGCAGGGGTGAGGAAGGCAGAGAGGAAACGCTGGTCAGCCACACTGATGGCTTAAACCAGGATCAGCCCTTGGGGCAAGGCTTACGAAATTCCTTCATAATCAACAGCTGTCACTGAAATCCGCATAAAGCCTTTGGCTTCTCCGGACTCTGTGATGGCTGTGATATGGCCGGAAAAGGCCAAGCCATTCCCTGTGAAACTGAGATTGTCACCAATGCTGGCTGTGTAGCTGGTAGGCACAAGACCCTCAACAGTGAGGCTTGTCCGTTCATCAGAATAACGGACAGCAATGACAGTGCCAGCAGCATTGGTCACCTCATCAGCATTGGCAAAGCTCTTGCCGACAGAATAGCTTTGGACTGTCAGCCCTGTGACAGAGCCAGAAATTCCATAAATGTGTGCTGTGCCCTTGGTGATTGTGGCCATCTTGGTAAGTCTTAACTATGCACCTGGAGTCAAACGGAAGGGAGCACCATCAGCACATCATAAGAAAGGGATGTCATAAAGCACCTGTCCCCATTGTCCTCTGTCAGATCAGTCATTGTGCAGTCATAACAGGTTGCATCAGCCAGGGCAGTGAAAGCAGCCTTGATGGCCACCAGGTCATCCAGCTTGCCCATCACATCCTGGGCAGCTGTCCGGTGAGTCTCCAGGGTCTGGTCATCCACTTGGGTGAAGATGCCCACCCTCACCCGGCAGAGATAATTCCCAAGCCCCTGGGCAAGCCCAGGTGGGAAGGTGGCAGACTCACAGCTGATCACAATGCTGGGCAGGGCAAGGTCTTCAGCTGTCTGACCCTTGCGGATGGTATAAGCTGCCAGGCTTGCCTCAGCCACAAGGGCTGATCGCAGGGCATCTTCTACAATGTTGAGTGGGGACTTGGAGGCCATAAGGTGTTAGGTGGGTTTCTGGCCTTTGTTGGCCTTCTCAATTGCGATCCGCATAAAGTGGTTAAGCCTCCGTTGCAGTTTCCCCTGCCGGACAGCCAGGGTGTGCATCTTAGTGCCAGCCAGATAACCCACCCCAAAGATGTTTCCCAGGTCATTACGGATGGCAATGAAGACATTGTTTGACCCAGCACCCTGGACAATAGTGATGCCCACCTTTCCGTGGGTGGCATTGTGCCTGGTGATCCAGGTGGGAAGCTTACGCAATCCCCTGGTCTGCTCCATCCCATTGATGACAGGCTTGCCAATCTTATTGATGCAAGCCACCCAGCCAGCCTTCATCCAGCCCACCCTCTGCTGTCTCTTCTTGATGTAGTCCTTTATCAGCTTGTAAGGGGCAAACTTGAAGGGCTGACCCTTCAGCTTCCCTTGGACATCTCGGCCACCATTCTTCCGGATGCGTCCCCTGTATTGGGATCGAGCTTGGTTATGTGCAGCCTCCAGGGTCTGCTCATTATCAATGTAATTTAAACGGGTCTTTCCCCACTTCTTGAAAATGTTTTGTGCCCTGCTGAAAGCCCTATCCCCATTCTTATCCCTCCAAATTTTGTCAATGATGCCAGCAGACTTGGGTGGCTTGCCTTGCCTCCATTTCTCAAACTTCTCCCGGCTGTTCCGGTTTGATCCAATGATTGCAGCCAAGCTCTTGCTGTCTTCAGTCACCACAGTCAGCACATCATTGGTCACAGCCCACTCACCCCACTTCTTGGCAATGGGCTTGTCCCCTTTTCCACCAGCTTCCCCATTTAGGGGTGGGGAATAATTGATGGCCTCCCTGGCTGTCAGTGCAGCCTCTTCCTTCACCAAGTCCACAGTGAGCTGCTTGGTGTATGCACCAAAGTCCTGGAAGGCTTGGACTGTCTTCTGTGCCAAGTCCCTTCTGATCCGGATTTGGATGTCAGAGGCCATCAACGCTGGTCAGCATCTACGCACTGAAGCTGATACCAGGCTGACCCAGGCTTGGAGGTGAAGGCTGTGATCCGGTAGCTCCGGCCATCAAAGGTCAGCTTCTTCCCAGGCTGGCAGCTGGCCTTGATTGCCAGGACTGCCGGAGTGGTGGGGACTTTGACCAGGGTGCTGATCCTTTCCATAAAGCCACCAGCCTCCAGGGTAGGGGCAAGGGTGGGATCACTTACCATTGCAGGGTAAGCAGTGCCGGAGATGGTCACAGTCTGGCCAGCCTCTGCACACATATCCAGGGCATCAGACAGCATCATTGCGGAAAGGGTGGCATCCATCATTAATGCAGTGGCCGTCAATTGGGTCTGGCTTGTCCCAGGAAGCCCTTGCCCCAGCTGGCCTATGGTCTTGCCAGGGTGGAAACAGAAAGACCACCCAGACACAAAAGAGGCCACCCTTTCGGATGGCCTCTGTGATCAGCTGAGCTGCGTCTGCTTAGGCAGAGGTAACACGCTTGCCGGATGTGGCACGACCCACACCAGCACCAAAGCGGACTGTGGCCGTCAGACGCACAATGCCATCTGTGCCCTGGGACTTGAGCACCTGGACAGAAAGGCCAGACGCATCAACAGCAGACGAAACTTCACCAGGGAACATAGACGCATTGGGCAGAGCCATAGCCACACAGATGGCATCCTGGCCAATGGCAGCCGCAGCCAATCCTTCCGAATTTGTCGGAAGGTCTGTGAATTCAAAGACCTGGAAACCACCAACCTGGCCGATCAGACCGGAACGGACAAGGGAGGCATCACCATTGCTGAAGGGAGTGACCAGAGTAGCATCCTTGCGAAGAGCACCAGCATAGGTGCTATTAACCAGGAGTGCCCGAGTGTCAGCAGCCTTGGCAATGTTGAGGTCTGTGTTGAGATCAACAATCTGGCCATAGTTGAAATTGCCAGCAGTGATGACTTCACCAGCAGAGAAATTGGCAACAGTGAAGAGAGCACCAATTTCATTGTGCACCTTCTTGACCAGCTGGTTGATGGCTTCCGGGACGAAAGCATTGACCAGGTAGGCTTCACCATATTCAGCCAGCTCTGTGGGATCGAAGTCCTTGGTGCTGTGGAGGTGCTTGAGAGTGACTGTCTTGGCCGAAATGTTGGCCGAGTCACTTTCTTCATAACCACCATTGGCCTTGGAGAATTCCTTGGCTTCACCACCAGAGATGAGGCTGACTTGCATAGTCTTGCCGACAGCTGTGGGTGTGAGGTTTGTGGAGAAGGCAGAAAGGACACCAAGCTTGCCACGGAGGCCAGCCAGCACCTGTTCAGCCAGGACAGCCGGGGCGGCTGCAATTGTGTTGGACATAGGTTTTAGGATTTAGGGATTGGAGGGAAAAGGTCAGCTCACTTGGTAGCAGTGAGGATGGCAAAGTGCTTCTTGAAGAAGGCTTGCTTTTCAAGGCCAGGCTTCATCTTCAGAAACTCCTGCCGGATGGCCAGAGGATCAACAACCTGGACTTCATCACCAGGGCTGACAGCCAGGGGCTTCACACCCAGGGAGGCCACCACCTTGGCAGCTTCCTTGCTGGCTGTGATCTGATTGGCAAGGGCAGCTTCAAGCTGCTTGGCAAGCTCAGCCTTCTCAGCCAGGAGGGAGGCAACAGTGGCCTCAAGGGCAACAGCCTTGGCTGTGGCTTCTTCCACCTTGGCCTGGGCATCAGCAGCCACAGCAATCTTCTCAGAGGCCAGGGCTTCAAACGCAGACTGCATCTCAGACTTCTCAGCCTGGAGGGAGGCAACAGCCTTAAGCTGGGCTTCCAGCTGGGCTTCCGGAGTAAGGATTTCTTGCGACATCTTAACAGTGCAACCGGAGTCAAATGCTTGGGCTTCCTTGTCCCACTTATCCACCAGCCTCTGTGCCCAATCAGCAGCTGCCATTGTGTCACCGGACACTGATCCACCCCAGATCAGCCAGGCCACTGCACCAGCTCCAGGAAAGTCATCATTGCCTGGCTTATTGGCCGGGGCTTCCAGGTCTGGCTTGTGCCTGGCAAACCAGGCTGGCATCCTGCGGACTTTGCTTTCAGTGGTGAAGCCCTTGGCAAATTCCCTGGCTTCATCCAGGGTCTTGTCTGTCAGCCCATCTCCACCCTTGCCTTCTCGATTATAGTCCAAGCCTCTCTGGGCATTGGCCTTGATGAAAGCTGGGACATCAATGGGCATTGGATCAGAGCTTGGTGATCTGGGCACCTTTGCCTTCAAGCTGCACAAGCAAGTCCTTGAGGCTGTTGGCAAGACCTGTGGCAAAGCCCTTCTGAGCTGCCATCTTTCCGGAGAATGACTGACCCTGCATATCCTCATCCTTCACCAGCTTCCTCTTCATCCGGACAGAAGACTTGAAGGTGTCGGCCAGCTCATTCACTTCCTGTTGCAGATAGGCTTCCTGCTCAGAGGTGACCGGAGCACCAGGGATGCCAATGCCCTTCAGAGCACCGGACTTGATCACCTTCACCTCAAGGCCAGAAGCCTTTGCCTGGGCAGACATATCCACCAGGGTGACATAGACACCCACAGACCCCACAGAAGCTGAGGGTGTGACCACCACCCTATTGGAAGCAGCCCCAATCCACAGGGCAGCCGAATTCATAGACCCGGAGCTGAAGGCAATTGTGTCAACCGGAAGGCTGCGGATTTTTGTGGCCAGCTCTTCCACACCCTCGACAGTGCCACCATCAGAATTGATGTGGAAAAGGATGCGTTTGGGATTGGCAGCAAGAGCTTCATCAATCTGGTCATCAATCTTGTCCACATCAGCAGACCCGATTGCTTCCAGGGGACTCAGCCCCTTGCCAATCATCCCCATCACAGGGATGATGTAAGTGCCACCCACCTGGTAAGGCTTGGGTGTTTCACCAAAAATCTGGGACAGCAGATCAGTGAAGCCTTGCTTACTCTTCAGCTCCAGGTGCTCCTTGGCAATCTGGTAATCCACCAGGAAAGGTCTGTGGCCGTTGATGGCTTTAATAAGGGAACGCATAATTAAAGGGAAGGTGGGTTTGTGTTAATTAGCTTCCAGGCTGATCCTGGCTCTCTGGCTCTTCCTGGTCAGCTGGCTCATCCTCAAGACCCATCTGCTTTGCTTGAAGCTCAGCAACAGTGGGCTTGCCTTCACCCTGCTGAAGCCAATTGAAGCCAGGCTTGTAAAGAGTCCACAGAGGCAGACCTTCCTTCTCAGCCAAGGCCATAAGATACTTGAAATCTTGTGCTCTCTTGATGGCCTCCTGTTTAAAGTCCAAGCCCCTGGCACTGAAGGTTTCTGACAGCGACAGAAGCCCAAGCTCTATATCAGCCCTTTCCTGGGCAGCATCTCGGCCAGCATCCACTGTCAGCCTCTTGGGTGTAGTCCAAGAAACATTGAACCAATCCGGAGAGTCCGGCAGATCACCATTGGCAATGGCACTGCCAATGACCCAATTCCAGGTGGGCACACATAGACGATCCACAAGGATGGTCTGCCAGCGTTGGAAGCTCCTGTCAGCCTTGGCATTGATCAGCCTCAGTGCAGCACCTCCAGCAGAAGAGCTGTCACCGGAAAATTCATAAGGAAGTCCTGTGCCCCTGGCAATGTCCCTCTGAATAGCCTCTAAGAATTTTACAAAATTCCCATTGGGTCTTTTGCTTTCCAGACTCACCAGGTCTTCCCCTGGCTCAAGAGCTACCAGCTTGCCACCCATCCGGCTGGCCACAGACTCCAGGCTTCCACCTGTGCTTCCAGAAAGCTCTGAGGCCATATCTTGGGGAATGAAGCCACCCTGCTTCTTCAGCACCCTTGTCACATCTGTGTCATTGGTGACGGCCAGCATCTCCAGCTTCAGCAGCTGGTCTTCCGATTGGATGTCCGTCCAGCTGTGTTGCAGCAGAGGAAGTCCCCGGCTGCCGGAAGAATAGTCATATTCACAGACCTGGCAGACAGACGCAGCTGGGATTGTCCTGCTTGTCCGGTCACCCTGTAAAACATTGTAAGACTTGATCCTACCCTGGGCATCAAAGGTCACCCCATCCAGCATCCCCTTGGGGACTTCCTGGCCTTCCGGATTTCCAACCCTGTGACCTTCCAGGAGCTGGAGCTTGGCCTTGCCATCCTGGTCATTGATGAAGACCACAAAGCTGTCCCCATCTCTGAGAGCACCCCTAAGCACAATCCGGAGGATTTCACCCCAGCCAAATCTTCCGGAAGAGTCCAGGGATTTGGAGGCTTGTTTAAAGTAAGCCTCATATTGTTCAGCCTTGGCATCATCACTGCAATGGGACTGTGGGGTGATGGTATCACCCACCACATAAGTCACATAGTCATTGAGGATTTGCCGGATGAGTCCGCAATTTCTTTCACCATAACGCAAACGCTTGATCATCTCAAGCCTGTCAGAAGGTGTGTAATCTGTGGAGAAGTCCACAGCAGTGCCATAGATCACAGCCCTGTTGCTGCTCATTGCCACAGAGCTAAACTGCGTAGCACCAGCTTTCTTCTGGAGCTTAGGTGTGTCAGCCCCAGGCTTGATGACCTGGGTGGGTTGTTTCTTGGCCATAGGAAATCAGTCCTTTGTGTTGCTCCAATCTGTCCGGATCACTGTGATCCTCTCACCATAGACAGTGGGATTGATCAGCTGAAGGGCATAGATGGCCTCTGCCATCCTCTCCTTGGCTGGCATTGTGATGGCTTTGCCAACAGAAGTGCCACTGTCAGAATAGCTTGTGGTCACAAGCCCTGTGGTCAGCTCAGTGAGTGCCTTGGCCTTGATGGCCAGCAGCTCTGCTTCACTTAGTCCAATGAATACACCTTGAGGCATTTGAATTGCAAAGGAAGTCAATTGGGCTGCCCTGGCCTCCACCACTGCAATGAACAACGACCCGATTGCTGGACATCACTAAGAAGCCAGGACAGCTTCAAGACAAGGTGACCAGGGTGCATCAGCTGTCAATCAGCTTTCTGATCCGGCTGGGTGGTCTGCTCCACCTGGACAGCCTCAGTGGACTCCCTTCCAATGATGCCCCATCTGACAGCCAGGATCAGTCCCATCAGTGCACAGTCCCAGGAGTGATTGCCACAGGTCTTGCTGGCTGGCAAAATCCAATGGGGCTTTCCTGTCCGGCTGTCCTTCACCCTCACCTCACTTGTGAGCTGGTGCACATAGTCTTCCGGCACATTCCTGGCATATGTGTGCAGCTTCCTCTTCTGGAGTCCGGCCAGCAAATCTTTGGTGCTCAGATTGCTCCAAAGGATCATCTCTGCCCTGTGCTTCTGCCCTGGGACAAACACAGCTTGCTTGTCTGAATAAAATCTTTTGGTGGTCTTGCCCCCTACATCCTTCACAGTGAAGTCATCCAGGTGACTGCCTCTGAGACTCTTCCACTGCCTGGCTGCTGTCTTGGCATAGACATCCTGTGCCTGGTCACCGGAGTCCACCCCAATCAATGCCCTGTTCACCTGGTGCTGCTTGGCCAGATCATCCAGCTGCTCCCAAGTGTCGAGCTTACCCCACCACCTCAGTCTGCTGTGGCCGGACTTTGCCCAGCTTCTCACCTCAGCCCAGAAAAATCCTCTTTGCACATCCACGGCCATTGTCCGGAAGGGCACTGACCCGGCAGGGATTGTGTTGCTGATGTCCACCACCCTGGCCTCCGGAGTGATCCAGGCTTCCCTTTCCCAAGGATCACCCAGGGCATAGTCACCAGCCTGGGCTTGTGCCACCACATCACCAGCATCCTCAGCCCAGCACTTGGCCAATCTCTTCTGGAAGAAGGTGCGTCTCAGAGAGCTGTCAGCATATAAGTCCCAGGCTTGCTTGGCCAGGAGCAGCCGGACACCCTCCTTGCCCCAGGAAGAATTGCAGAGGCAATTCCAATGCAAGCCCACTGATCCCCAGGAGCTGCTTGGAGTGGTGGCCACAAACTTGGCACCCCTGTCAATCCGATTGGCCTCTGCTCTCACCCCAGGGCTGTCCTTCAGATGGGTGTGGCAATGGGCACATTCATAGGTTGTGCCATTCTCCACCACCTTCAAGTCCCACATCCCATTGACCTTGGCTGAGTCCGGAAACCTTATATAACTCCAATCCCAGGGCTGGACTGCGGAACAGCTGGGGCAGCTGAAATTCCAATGCATCTGGTTTGTGCCGGAATGGAGAAGATCAAACTCACATCCGACATCTCCGCCTTGGCTCATTGCAATCACCTTGCCCATCCAGCTGAAGGACTGAGTGCGAGCTGAGGCTTCTGCAATGTGGCCTTTTGGGACAAGCCAGGCTTCATCAATTATCACTGTCCGCAAGCTGAGTCTCTGAAGATTGCTCTCATTCCAAGCACCCCTGCAATAGACCATTGCACCATTGGTGAAGTCTGCCACCTGGCTCTTGTCATTGTCTGTCTCAGAGATCAGTGCCTTCACAGGTGGGCACTGCTGGAATAATGTCCGGACATATCTCTGGAAAAAATCCCTGGCCTCCGCATCGTTTGGCTGGAGCAGGAGCATAGGAGCTGGAGCATTGGCAATCTGCCACAGGGTGAACAGCCGGGCGAACAATGACTTACCAGCCTGGGTGCAAGCCAGGATGGTCAGCAGCTTTGTCTCACTGTCTGTGGCAATGCGTAAGCTCTCAGCAATCCAGGGAGTCCTTGAAAGGTTAAGCTTTCCTCTGATTGGGCTGTCCGGAACATCCAACACATTGGCCTCAGCCCAGGCCACAGGATCACCGGAATAAGTGGGCTTGATGATCTCCTGGGCTGTGCTCACCAGGATGGCTTCATTGTCTGTTGTCATCTGCCTCTCAGATGATGCAGCTTTTTAAGAGTGGCCAGCCGGAAGTGCCGGACAGGCTTGATGCCACAAGCACCACCTCTGATCCTGTAAATCCTGGACTCCAAGCTGTGCCTTTCTGCCATCTGGAACACAGCTGATCTGCTGATGTTTGCCATCCGGCTGAAGGCCACTGCACTCACCCATCCTTCCGGCACTTTGTCCTGGCCTACTTCAACAGCTGCCAGCATCACATCATCCAGGGTCTTCAAAGGCTTCCTGGGTTTATAGGCGAAAGCCCAAGACCTTTTCCCATCAACAGACTTCACCTGGTAAGCCTTGCGATCCATCAGTCCCTTGTCACAAAGCTCCTTGGCCTTTGAGCTTGTGCTGCCAAGGCTGAGGAAACGGAAGGCCAGCCTCAAGTCTCTGACTGTCAGCCAGCCTGGTGGGCACTTGGCCTCACTGAATTTCCGGTGCAGCTCAAGCTGCTCAGCCAGCCTGGCCAATTCACTTGGTGGGGTCATACAGCTTTAGGTCTGTCTGGAAGACCCACTTTCTTCCCACCTTGTGGATCAATGTGACCTTCCAATCCTGGCCATCTGTCCACCCGGCTGCAAAGCCACTGCCCCACATTGCACTGCCCAGCCTGTGGCTGGCATAGGTCATTGCCTCTTTCTGGCAGAGACATCCGGCTGAATAAGCAGCACCACCACCCCATTTCCTCAGTGCCACCATCTCAAGCCTGTGGATGTGGCCACAGACAAAGCCTCCACCCCTGGTGGCATAATGAGCACCCTGCTCCTGCACTGCCCTGGCACTGTGGCTGTATCCGTGGGCATAGGCCACCCTGCCCAGCTCAAACACTCCAAGGTCTGCGTGATATGGAAGCACCTTGGTGCACCCAATCTTCCTGGCCTCCCTCATCAGCTCATCCTTGATGCCCTGGCAATAGTCCACCTCCTTGGCATCACCGGAGGAAGCAATGGTGTGATCAAGCCTGGCTTCGTGGTTTCCCCACAGCCACACATCCGGTGAAAACTTACGGAGGAATTTCACACCTTCCTGCAAGTCTTCCTTCAAGCTCTCATTGGCTTCCCTGTCTTTTGCCTGGCTTCTCAGACTCCGGAGATCAAAGCAATCACCCAGGTGGATACGGACATCTGGCTTGAATTGTTTGCAATACTCAAGCAGGGCATCCACAGCCTCCGGGTCTTGCTTGTCTCCGTGATTGTCACCACAGGCCACCCACTTGATGATCTTGCTCATAAGGTTTTTTGTGAAAGCTCTGCCCTTGCTTGCAGTGTCCACTTCTCCAGGGCTTTGATTGCAGTCTCTGGTCTGTCCGGATTACAAGCCTCAGCACAATCCAGGGGAAGCTTCTCCAATCTCTGCACCACCTTGGCTGTCCACCTGGCAATGATGTCCTGGGCTTCTGAGAGCTTGATGTAATCCCTGGCCTCAATGGCTCTGGTCTTCTCTTCATCCTCCAGCTGCACCAGAGTCCGGAGGCTGGAATTATAAGCTGACTGAAGCTTGGTCTGTGCCGGATCGTTTCCCTCAATGGCAGCTGCATAGACTTCCCTGGCTCGATCCACCAGCCTCCGGTGCTGGGCAAGTGCGTAGCTCAATGTCCCGGCTGTCAGCCCTTCCACCCCAGGAGTGCCCTGGACTTCCGGTGATGGCTTGCCTGGTGGCAGCTTCCGGTGACGGCCAGCCTTCCTGGCATCCATCCAATCCTTGGCCTCTGGCATCGTCCTGGGCAGACCTTCCTGGCACAGCTTGGCCACATAACCTTTTGACAGTCCAAGTGCCTTGGCCAGCTCAGCCTGGGTCATAGATCAGCCCCCTGGATGCCTTCCTGTTCAGCTGCCTTCAAATTCCTGTGTTTTTTGGCGGTGGTGGATGCCCCA